GCGCTAGGCCGGAATCGAACCGGCACGGCCTTGCGGCCAACAGATTTTAAGTCTATTGTGTTGTTTGTGCAACGCATTGTATTTGCTTGCTTTATTTAATCTATTCCGACTCTTTTATTTTATTATTCCGACTTTCTGCCTCAAGCCGTTTCTTCAATGCCGGCAAAGTCACCTCTTCTGTATTGCCTTTATATACTTGATTAAAGATAGCCTCGTTAGTGTGTCCGGTAATTGAAATAATAGCGTTTGTGGCCACTCCGGCCTCGACATAGGCAGTACTTCCAGTATGCCTCATATTTTTAAATATATATCTCTCATCGAATCCTAAAATATCTCGTATTTTCTTAAAATAGCGGCTAAATCTTTGAACGTCGAATTTACCAAAACGATCAGCAATGATGTAACCTTTTTTACTTAAAACTTCTTCAACAAGGTGAGGTGGAATAGGTACTTTGACGTTTACGTTGTCAACCTTATTTTGGTTAATGTTAAAAAAATAATTGTCGCCTTTTTTGTAAATGTCTTTATCTTGTAATTTCAGCACATCAGCATTTCTTTGTGCAATATAAAAATTAAGTTCGGTCGCAAGGGCTACGGCTAAATAACTGTCGTTATCTTTGCCAAGCTCTCTGGCTTTGTCAATTATACTTTTTACGTGTTCGTGCGGAATAACAAACTTTTTAGGTTTATTCTTTTTTATCCTTAAATTGGCAAACGGATTGTTTTTTGTAAAAATGCCCTTGTTAAAACCAAAATTATAAAGCATTTTTAAGACAGTTATACAATACATAGCTTGAGTTTTTTTGAAGCAGATAACAAATTTCTCATACAAATTATATGCGCTATCGTAATCAAAACTATCCAGAGGAACATCTTTGAAAGAACGGCCGCTTTTTCCTGATTTTAATTTTGACAGTATATCAAAGGTATATTGATATGTGCGGGCCGTTGATTTTTTTATGGACTTAAATAATCTGCTTTCTTTATAGATTGACCATATATGTGCCAAAGATTTAGGTTGTATATTTTCTCCGCTTTTCCTGAAATTCTCTAATCTTTCAAAAAGGTTTAGGGCTTCCCGGCATGCTAAGACATAGTTTTTGCCTAGCGGGTACGAATGTTTTAATTCGCAACCCGCCGGCATAATATGCTTTGGAATGTCGAAATAATAAGCTATTTCTCCATTTTTTAGCTTTTTATGTCTTAAATAAGGAATTTTCATTTTATTTTTCGATTACCCAATCATCTTCAATTATGCTTTTTTCCTGATTCGAAATAGCAACAAGTATCGGCCTATAAACTTTTATTTTTTTTGAATAATAAAAGACTTCTAATTTGCCGTTTTTGACATACTTGTTAAGCGTCCGCAAATCTCCCGGCCGAGATTTAAGCCCCAGCAGCGGCTTGATTTCTTCTGCTGTGAAAAACCCGTCAATCATAATTTTCTCCCCTCAAGTCGAATTCGTCCCCGATTTGGCGGAGGGTTGCTGCCAGATGTAAAGTAAGCCCGACGATGAACTCCGGGGATCTGTCTTTCAAAACCGTTTCCTGTTCGTCGCGAGTGAGGTCTGTAAAGCACAGGTCTTCGTATTTCTCCCCGCGTCTGATACGGAAATAACAGCCGTCAAGATTTCTGTTTACCATGGTTCACCTCATAAGATTATAGATTACAAAATCAAATATTCCCATCTCGAGAACACCGGCGAAAAAGTATATCGCGTTTTTCTCGGACAGGCCCTCATCATTGCAGACGGCCCGGCAGATGCTGAAGATGTTAAAACAATGGATGATCATTTTTTATCCTCGTAAAAACTATTTATTTTTTTAGACTTTGGGTATTGCCTTAAGCATTCTTGATAAAGCTCTGATTTATCTTTCAATGAAGAGCAATCACAAGATATTTTTCCATTACTCCGACTACGGCTAATAGTGTGTCCATAAAAAATCCAAGGCAAAAGGTTACCAGATGAGGCTTGATGTCCTGGATTTTCTTTTTGAGGTCGTTCAGCTACTTGTTTTTTAATCTGAGATGCTTTTGGGGTTGAAGCCTTTACCACTGGTTTTGTTGATGATTTTGTCGCTGAACGACTATAGCTCCGACTTATAGATGGACGACTGAAACTTCTGGAGATTCTAACTCCACCAAATCTTGCATTTGCAAAATCTGAAAATAAAACTAAAGCTAAAACGACAAAAAATATTTTTTTCATGATTATTTCTCCTTATCCTCGTAAAAATTGACCTCATTTTTGCGGACGGGGCGGCAATAAGGCCAAAAATAACCTGCTTCATCTAAGAATGGAGTTGTTTTATTTGGAATAAAATCACTTAAGCACCTTGCACGTTGCCAGTCCTCTTTATCGCAATTATCCCAAAACCAGCAAAGGCATTTGTTCTCGATGATGTATTGCCAGTTCGGTTCGGGTTCTTTATAAAATTCCCAACCGTCATACGAAAGAGCTTTAGCAGAAAAACTATACATAGCTTGATTGTTCTGGTCGTAAATACGTCCATCCTTATAATAAGAATAATCTCTTTTATCCCAGCTTTTCTTTCTAATCTTGGCCCCTTTTCTGAACTCGGGCAGCAGTTCTTCTAAATATGCCATTGTTCAATCTCCTTTAATGCTTGTTGGGGAAATACAGTCTCAAGATTTCTGTTTGTCATTCCTCAATTTCCTTTCGTGTTTCCGTCGGATGTGTTAAAATTTTCCAGCATTTTTACCATTTTGTTAATGTTGGCAGTCATGCCCTTAAACCATTTGTCGGTATGTAGGCGTAACTGGTAGCCATTCGATGCGTCTTGGTGCGTCATGTGGTACATAAATTCGTGGTTGATGACTTCTTGTTGGATTTCCTGCTCGCGTTTTATCATTCCCATAGTATGAGCGATTTCATAAATGATTGCTTCACGTGCGGTTTGAAAATAAAAATTATCAATCATCATTGCTATGCCTCCCGGTCATTGACAAATTCGTGGGTAACGCCGAGGACGCCTATTATACTGACCTTGCGGGAGATCTCTAATTTATCCCCGTCAAATAGAGTGGGAGTTATTGTAATAGGTGATACCTTTAATACAACAGCCAGCCTGTTTGTTTCATCATCAAAACAAACAATATCATCTTCATTTACTTCTTTTCGGGGAATCTTAATTAATCTATTGTTCTCAATGCGGTGGGTAATGTCGAGCTTGCCGATAAGTTCGCCGTTTTCATAAAAGCGCAATTCTTCAGAATCATCTTCCATTAACTGTTTTGTTTTAATGTCATAAAACTCAGCATAAATGTCAAATTCTGCATATTCACCAAGCCCAGACGCCTCAATGACGGCCAAAACTTCAAATTCTTCTTCGTCTTTCCATTGATTAAAAGCTGTAACTTTTCTTATTTGTCCGGGGCGGACGTCTTTAATTTCAACGAGTTTCATCTTTCTGTCCTTTCAAAATTTTGATTTCCTCACCTGTGAGCGGGCGGCTGCTCTCAAACAGGCAATCGTTGCAAATGTCTTCTTCATCAAAGCTCAAAACGCAACCGCAGATGGTGCAATATCGTTCGCCGAAGTCTATCTCGTCGTCCGGCTCACAATGTTTAGCCCGGATCTCGGCAGAATAGGGCAGCTCGTCTTCAATCGTCATCTTTATCACCTAAAAAAATGCAGCAGAAAATGAAAGGTAAAAACATCAATGCCAAAAACAAACCTGTTCTTAAGGGCATTTCTACTAAGCATTCAACAAACTGTTCCATTACTCCTCACTTTCTTGTATTTTAATATCAGCTGCCGGATTAGCTTGTGTTTCATTAAGAGCAGCCTCGATACGGGTTAAAATATCGCGACAATACATTGCATCTTCGTCTTCTCGGAACTCAATATCTCCTTCAATATACTCAGCGCATTCCTTCAGCAGGGCGCGGAGATTGTTGTTTTCTATCTGCGTTTTTACCGTTTCCAAATAAGACACACCAAAATCTTGCTCTTGGCATTTTTCAAGAATTTTGTTGTTAAGCTCTAACTCTTCAACCTTTTTGCTGGCGTCAGCAATTTGATCCTGCATAGCCATGTATTCGTCATAGGTGGGGACGGGGGCGAGGACTTTGGAGATTTTTATCATAAAATCTGTTTTTGTTTCTATTTCAAAAGGTCTGCTCACGTCGCCAAAAACTGTACATTCGGCGATGACTATTTTTCCTTTGAATTTGACCCAATATAAGCCGCTTTTAAGCTTTCCTTCCTTCCAGTCCTTAGTCAGTTCTTCGGGGGTTTTGGTCATGGTCTTTACTCCTCCGACAAATAAGAAAGTGCGGTGTCAACGCCGGTGAGGGTGCAACCTTTCATGACAAGATCGATTATTCTTTTTTGCACGTCGTCGAAGGATTTTTTGAAGGTCAGAGTGTCATAAGTGTCTGAAATCTCGAAACCGCAGGGACAGGTACAACTTATAAGCTCCCATTTGTCTTTTTCCTGATCGTGATAAATCGTAATTTTGCCTTTCTCGTAAGAGCTGTATTTGTTTTCTTTAGTGGTGATATAGATCCATTCTCCGCCAAAATCGGTATGACTACGTCTATAAGAAGCGTATGCGCTGTAGCCGTATTCTTCAATATCGTCTTCTTCTTCGTCTGCTACCTCAGCTATCATCGGGCGCAATATGTCTTCCCACAAATCATATTCTTTCTTGTCCGGGGCGCCCAAAATTTCCCGGGCAATTTTGGTTAAACGCTGGTCGAGCTGCTCCAGCTCGAAGTCTTTGACGGCCTTTTTGAATACGTTTTCAACGAATTTGCCGTAATTGCCAAAATCAAGATTCTGAATGTTAACAGTTTCTTTTATCTTTTGTTCGACGGCGCGGCGGATCTCGTAACAGTCCACGGCATTGGCGACGGCTGTTGTTATCGTCTTTTGAATGGTATCGTAGATGGTTCTTTGAATATCCGTATTTTCAAAAGCAACAGCGACGGCGTTGTCAAAAAGCTCTTTGATTTGATTGGTTTTGGTTTTTGTCATTTGTTTGTTTCCTTTATCTGCCGGGGCGGGGTAGCCGCCCCGGGGTGATATTTTGTTTTTTTATTTTATTCTTTCAATAAATCGGTTCGATAATTAAGTTTTTGTATTTGAAACAAAAATACTCAAAGTTCTGTCTAGCAAACTCGCTGATGAAATAATCAAAAGTCATGTAAAAAGGACTTCTTAAAAGTTCGGCGTGAATTATTTCATCATTAGCTGAATTTTTAGCCGGGTGAATGAAATAGACGTTGAATTTTATGATATTATTATCAAAGTCTAATGTAATACGGCCTTCTTCCCAGCGTCTTGTTTCTTTTATGGCGTCCGGTGTTATTGCGATAAGACCGTTATTTCTTCCTTCGCAGGGCGAGAAAGTTTCTTTCGGATACATTTTAAGAGCTTCACAACGTTCGGAATCTGTAAGGCCGGCGTCGCTTATCTCTAAAAGTCTTATTGCTCTCAAAGTAGGGGCACTGTCTAAAAAATTATAAGCGTCTTTTAATATTGAAAGAGCAATATTCTTTGCCGTTTGAGTATAACCAGACCAGTGATAATAGGCATTTGCCCGAACTTTCCCGTTGATTTTAATTTCAATATTTAGTCTTTGTCCCATTATTTTTTCCTTTCAAAATCTGGCGGAGGGGCAAGGATTTGCACCTTGCATAGAACGACCGGATGAATTGCACGAATTGTCTGGGTTGTTGTATCTCTCGACCATCTCATCACCATATCCGCCAGGCACTATACCCCACGACAACCGCTCAGTTCCTTTTATGCGTAAGCGTCTACCTATTCCGCCACCCTCCGTAATATCGGGCCTTTTAACCGCGTGCCCGGGCGGTTGGGAGAACCCTCAAAAATCCATCGGAACGTCGTCAAAATATGCCGGCGGTTCCGGGGCATCGTATGACTGCGACGGATAGTTTGTCGCCGGGCGTTCCCGCCGTTCTTCTCTTTCTTTCTGCAAGCTCGAAGACAGTTCGTTATAAGTGCGGACACAGAGTGCGGCCATTTTCAAAAGCTCGTCCGGGAAAAGGCTTAGACCTTGCCGCTGCCAGTTGTCTGTCCCTTTGTCTTCCGGCTTTTGCCAGGAACGCTGGATGTTAGCCGAATAAGTGGTATGCAGCTGTCCGTCTTTAATGTTAACCTCTTGCTTTTTGAAAATAGCTACCGACAAGCCCCGGTCGCGGTTGCTGATAAAAGGTTTGTTTTTGTTTTCTTCGTTCATTGTCTTTTTTCTCCAATTAGTGTTGTTTGCTCTTATGTAGTCTGACAGCTTTTTTCTGTTTTTTAAAATTGTGAAGGTATGTAACAGCCAAGTTTTGCGGCAAAATGAAGAAGATCATCAATATATTGACAAACTTCTTCTTTATAGCCTTTTTCAAAACACAGTCGCCGGGGAATTTTGACCTCGCCTTTGGAAGTTTTGACAATATCAAAGTAAAACATGCCGCGCATAAAGTAGTCGAACTGGTCGTCGGTGATGTTTTGTATTTCATAACCGGCTGCAAGCAAAGCTTGTTTTAATCTTGGATAAACGCAACCGAAAATATAACTTTGTTGTTTGCGGCTGACCATGTCCTTAATGTCTTTTGTTTCGATTTCAAAAGGTTTGAACGTTTGGCTTATTTTGCGGTTGGTTGCTTCGACAAAGCGTGTCCAGTCGGTGGTATTTAAGATTGTCATCTTAGGCATGGTTTGCTCCGATTTGTGAAAGAATTTCGCGAACGCGTGCCTTGCCTTTATCAAGCCCCTTGTGCAGTTTGTCGGCGAACTCAGGATCAAAGGCAATTTCGATAATCACCATTTCTTCGGCAAAATGCGGATTATAAACACAATAGAACCAGCGGCGTGCTCCGATATGGCTCATTTGCATTTGCATTTGAGCGTAATACTCCGGCTTAATTTGGCGGTCGAACAATAACTTGGCGTAGGTGTTGTCCTGTGGACACTTAAACTCAACACCGGTCAGCTCGTCGCCGATATGGAGCAGACCATCGGGTGAGGATCCCTCCAAGTCATCAACCTCAACAAAACCAACTTCTTCCACGACGTAGCCTGTTTTCATCTCGAACAGGGTGCGTGCAACGGCTTCAAGCTCGTTGCCCTGTTCCATGGCGGTCGACTTGAAAGTTTCTTCTTTGCGGCCGGTCAACTTTTCGGCGGCAATCTTAAAACACAGAGTTTCAAGCCCTGTTCCGCCGGCCGCTATTGTATTGGCAAAGCTGGCGGTGAACTTTCCGCAGCGGATAGCCTGCCATTCGTCGGAGTGTTGTTCAAAATTATGAATTTGCATTGCCCTGTCCTTTCAACTCGAGTTTCCGTATGGTGCAGCATTTTGTGAATTGTTCTTTCATTGCTGCGGTTTTGAAGTTTTTGTATTCGCGGTTGAATATTGCCGTTAGGGTTTTCATATCTTCAGCGGCGTTTATGGCGTTGATGACGGCTTCCGGCAGCTCATCGGCAGGCGGTAAACTCTTGTCAAGATCATAATTTTTATTATCTTCATCTTCCATTTCGGAATAGATGTCATCAAAATGGAATTTGACAGCTTTTTTGATGATCGTCTTTTTGCACATCTCGGCAAACCACGATTGCCAGATTGTTTGCGTTTTGGCCACGCGGCGTGCTTTGTTGATTTCGTCGCGCGATAAAGTGGTTATGAACTCGCCGCGTTTGTTTTTAATGATACAATAGCCACCGATGATGTCTTCTTCTTTGTGGCCGAAAGGATCGGCCATCTGGTGGCTGTATGAAACAACGCCGTTTTCCTTGGAAAAAGAGAAGACATCGCCTTTGTAAACAAGGCCGTCATCAATTTTGCTTTCCGGATAAGCCAGAAGCATTTTGTTTTTGTAGGCGACATAATCAAAAGATACGCCGTTTTCATTTAAAGTGATATGTTTGCCGTCAAAAGTAAGACCGGAAACTTTGATTTTGTTCCAGCAATCCTCAAACCACTCGGGGGATTTTTTTGCTGCCCAAGGATTGGCAAGCTCCCATTTGCCGGACTGCTTGTTGAATTTTTGCTTTGTTCTTAAGTCGCCGACATATTTGTCGAAAATTTCTCTACTCATGTTTCCTCTCAAATGATGTCAATCATTTTTATTGGCCTCAATATATTTCTCCGCGTCATCGTGGTTGTCGAAGATTTTGAAGAATTTACCCGCGGGGGCTTTGCCGTTAAACTCTTTTATTTGCCAGCCCCATGCTTCTTTGATAATGATGTATTTCATCTCTTTTCCTTTCCTTTTTATAAAATTAACATAGCAGCAAGGCTTAGTCCGAGAGCAAAAGCGATAGCAATATCGCCGGCGTTAAGCTTGCGGGCAGGGGCTTGGTAGTTTGCCCCGAAGCGGGCTTCCAGCCTGTCCATTTGCGTATCATTCATTGTCATCGTTTTCATCCTCCCTAAAATTTTTTTTATATTCTTGCCAGCTTTTGCCGGGTAACACGTCAAATATATGTTTCACAATCTCTTCTGTTTCGTCCAAAACACTCATTGTTTCCTCTCCTTAAGCAGCCAGCCACTTGTCACAGCCGTTTGATACGGCTTGCCGTGCGTTCAAAATCTCAATGTCAAAATCCGGATCGTCTGCATCGATTTCTAACTTTTCCGCAAGTTCCAAATCGTCCATGTTGTCGATGTGTTCTTTGAAGCTGCAAACCAGATTGATTTTGTCAAAGTAGGTTGCTGTTTCCTCATAGTCCCAAAACAGAAGATTCAGTTTTGATTTGAGATTTTTCATTTTTGACCTCGTTTGTTGTGTTTATACTAAAATTAGTATACTGAAATTAGTATAAAGTCAATACTTAATTTAGTATTTTTTGATAATTTTAATTGCAAATTTTTAATTGTTTGATTTTTAATAAAAGATTTTTTATAATCAAAAATTGAGGTTGTTATGAAAAAACTACTTTTAGTACTTTTGTTGTTATCGGCATTGCCAGCAGAAGCAAAGCACAAAATGCCGGAGAAATGGTATCAGAAGCAACTTTGCGATGGTGCGCAGGAAGTGCGGCTAAGTGATGGAACGCGAGTCGATTGTTTGACTGATGAGTTTGCGGTGGAGTTTGATTTTGCACCAAAATGGGCAGAAGCAATCGGTCAAAGTTTGCATTATGCCAGAATGACAGAGAAAAAGCCGGGCATCGTTTTGATAATTGAGCACCGGCGATGGATGAAATATGTTGAGAATATGGCGGACTTATGCCAAAAATTAGGAATCACTCTTTGGTTTGTGGAGAATTATTGAGAGTAGGCAATAGAGCGACAAAGGTAGCATATCGCCAAAGAAACATTAAGGTCCTTTAATAATTAAACTTACAATCGGCTCCTTAAATTCTCCGCAGTTTGCAGATATTGGTTCACCGGCCCAAACTCTAGATGCAAATAAAAAACATATTAATAAAATTATTTTTTTTCATATTATAACCTTTATTTCATAGGTTGACATTTTGCATGATAAGCAGATTGATATAAAGCATTATTTTTTGAATAAAAAAGCAATTTTTTTATCTTGGAATAGGTAACCATGTTTGACACGCCGGGATCCAAAATATTAACGCATGTGATTAAATTCTTGTTGTTTTCAATAATAACGCAAGGCATCGTTTCGTTAGCGGCAAGCATTTGTGCTGTTTCGCCGTTCCACTGAAATATAACTTTTTCAGCTGAAAAATCTATTGGTGCATATTTATTGTTTATATTCAAAATAACCCCCTCCATTTTTCCACACTCTACTGTTTCAGCAAAACACGGGGTCGCTATAATTTGCGCTATAATTAAAAATAATATGATTATGATCTTTTTCATCTAACCTACCTTTTCGGCTGTTAATGTATAAATAACTTTGCCAACAATTGGGATTTCTTCTAAACTTGTTGGCGGCAAAGGGGGATAATTCTCATTATCCGAAAGTACGTTGATACTGTTGCCGAGCCCGCATTGAATTCGTTTGACGGCGAGGCCGCCGGCAAGGCGGAGCAGAAAAAGCCCGTCCGAATCGGGAGAGATGCGGCTTATATCAACAAGCACCCAGTCACCCTCTTTTAGAGTAGGCTCCATCGAATCACCTTTAACTTTGATCATTTTTATATTTTCAGGTGCAGACATCGTGATTTGCCGGAAATCAATCAACGGCATCAACCATTTGCCGTTAACATTCTCGTTTAAATTTTCAATACCAGTACCGCAACAGGCGACGGCATCCAGCATGTCAATTGATATTGTGTCAATATTTTTTTTTCGCAAATTGCTGATAAATTTCGTGGCCTGATCTATCAGAACGGAAATACCATCCGAGTGCAGAGGGGAGATGGGTGGGAATAAAGGCTTTGATGATAATTCTTGTTCGTCCACGTCCAATATACGCGCAATTGCTCGACGATCGTCTTCTTTTAGTTGTTGCGGTAACCCATATTTTATGTATTGATGAATATATTGGTCTTTCCGTCCAATTGCCAATGATAGTTCTCGATAATTTGTTCCTTTTTCAGCTATTTTTTTATCTAAGAACTTTCTGATTTCTTCTTGTGTTTTCATGGATTCTCCTTTTCTTAATAATATACTAAAAGTAATATTTATGCAAATACTGATTTAAGTATTGACTTTATACTAAAATTAATATAATTAGATACTATCTTTAGTATAAAAGGAGTTTGAAATGACGAAAAAGGATTTTTTAGAAAAAGTCGAGTTTTTTCTAAAGAAAAATAAAATGACGCCTACTGCTTTTGGAATCGCAAGTGCTAATAATCCGGGCTTTGTTTTTGATATTCGAAGTGGTCGAGAGTGTCGCGAAGCAACACAAAAGAGAGTTCTTGGGTTCATGGAAGAGTACGAGAAAGTACAAAAAGGTGCTGAAGACAGAAATTCTTGAATTTCATTTAATCAACCGCCGCCGGATTTTCCGGTCGGCTTTTTTATTAACAAAAAGAAAGGAAACAAAAAAAATGAACAATAACGAATTCGGCGCAAAATTAGCGAAAGAAACCTTAACCGGTGATATTGCCGCTTTTTTGATTGACCGGCTACGGCAATTCCCGAAGCCCTATCAGCAGATGAGTGAAAAAGAGCAGGGCGAACAGATCGAAATGGCTAAAACCGCCGCGCGGGAGCTGGTGAGCAAGGCCGTC